CTTTTTTAGTAGTATTTGATTTAATGAAACTTTCTATTTTTTCTTCAATAGTTTTTTCAATTGTTTCAGTAGGTTTTGCACAACTTTTCAATCCCTCAATTGTAGTAATACGCCCACCATTTTCCATTTTTTCAATGTAATTATTTTTAGTTGTTATTGGATTTGAACCAATTAATTTAACAACTTTCATACAATTTTTTCCTAACTTATGAATTATTTGATACACTTTAGTTAAGCCTTTTTTCTCAATAGTTTGTAATCTAAAAGCTTTTTTATTTTTACCTTTAAATAAGTTAATTTCATTTTCACACTCAATAACACTAACACTTGTATTAATAATGCTATCTAGATTTTCATCTAATTTTTTAAACTTATTAGTTTCACTTGATAATTCATAATTCATTACAGTGATTGTATTTTCTATATCTTTAATAAATGTATTCATTTTCTTTTCTCGCTTTCTGTTTTATCCTAACTTAGGATTTTTTTGGTTTTGTCAAAATTTAGACAATGTTAAAGTTATATAAGATATATGCAATTGCCGTGCCAAACTTCCCACCTGCAATTGCGACTCATTCGCAAGTGGGATAGTTGATAATGATTCTCATTCTCAATGTGATAATCATTCGCAAGTGGGATAGTAGCAAGAATCGTGCCAAGTATACTCCTACATTAACATTTTTTAATTTTGGCATAGTTTGTGCTATTGCAAGATACATGCCAAGAAAACTGTTCTTATATCAGTTGTTGATAATGAGAATGATTAGCAAAATCAAAGACTTATTGCGAATGATAATGCGAATGATAGTAATTATCACTTGCAAACATGCAATTTGCCAAGTTTATACACCCTATGCCACTGCCACACCCCCCGTACCACGTTATATACATGTATAACTACACAGATTAGGAATATTAGGTGTTAACCACAAGGATAAGTGATAATAATGTACATAAAAGTATCCTTAAATAGCCTTAAATATACATAAAATGAGTGCGGCGGGGTGCTTACATTTAAAATGTCTTGACAGAATTAAATTTCCATGGTATAATTACGTTATAACTAGTACATAGACAATGTTACATTTATAATATATAAACAATATATATAATAATACATTTATAATGTGTATTTTAATTCCCTTAAATAGAAATAAACTTGACAATGAGTAAAAAATCAGTAAAACTATACACAGACAATGTGCTTGAAGCTTTTTATCTTGCTATACGTGATAACAAAGTAGATAAATTACATATACCCCACAGTGATGTCTATTACGTGAGGGCAGCAGTAGAGGCTCATTACAATAAACCATTTACTCTGAAGCATGTAGAGACTGCAATGAGAGCAGAAGGGTGGACAGACTAATGTTTGAAGCCTACGTGCTAATATGTTTGATGGGTAACAATGATATATGCCACACATTAAAAGATTTAGAAGGACCATATGACACTAAGCAGGAATGTATAGCACGTACTTATCAGATGGCGGCGGATTTGCCATTGTACATGCCTCAATTCCAAGCTCTCAAGTATAAGTGTTTAGAAACGGATGACTCAGAAGGTAAAGTAAGAACAGGCTATGGCAGAAACAAAGAAAAAGAAACGCAAAAGCACTGGCATGAAGGGTCATACCATCAAGGGTGGTCACAAGAGACCCACTAAGAAGGGTGCAGGTATGACAGCCAAAGGTGTGGCTAAATACCGTAAGGATAATCCCGGCAGTAAGTTGAAGACTGCTGTAACTGAAGACAAGCCTAAAGGTAAAAGAGCCTCTAGGAGGAAGTCTTATTGTGCAAGAAGTGCTGGACAGATGAAGAAGTTCCCTAAAGCAGCTGCAAACCCAAACAGTAGGCTTAGACAAGCACGTAGAAGATGGAAATGTTAACATGACTTTATCAGAAGCAAAAAGAATACTAGAAAAAGGTGCTGCGTTCAGCCCTACTATAGTAGCAGAGGCTAAAGAGGTAGTAGAAAACTTCACAAAGAAGCGTGGAAGTAGCGTAATGAAATCAGAAAAAGCACAGATGGCGTATGGTGGCACTGTAAATGGTAAACGTCACATGTATTCAGCAGGTGGTTCAGTAAATAAAGGACTATTGGCATTGAAAAACTCTGGACCTAAGGGTGCAGCAGCATTTGATAAGATAACCAAAGGAGGGAACTAGAGATGGCTACGGAATCTTACTATGAGAAGATGCAACGTGTTCGTAAAGAGCAGAAAGCAAGAAAAGATAAAAGAGATAAAGAAAACGCAATGGTCGGTGGACTAGATGATGGACAAGTTAAAAAGAGAGCACCTAAATCTAAAAGCTCTAAGCTAGGTTCTGCTACTCCAAGTAAAGGATCAAATAATCCTACATCCGTATTTCAAGACATGAAAAAGAAAACTACCAAGAAACCATTAGGTATGTCTCCGGGTGCTTTAGGAGGTAAGACTAAGGGTAAAGTAGACGTTGGTTTATCAGAAGCTTTAAGAAAAAAGAATAAAAAGACAACATTAGGTATGTCTCCGGGTGCAATGGGTGGCAAAATAAAGAAAAGTTCTACTAAGACAGCTAGTAGTGTTTCCCAAGGCAGTACTACAACTAAGAAAAAGAATCCAACTATAGTAACAAAAGAGCAGTTAGCCAAGTCAGGATTAAGCTTACGTGACTACATGAACTTCATGCAAGGTAAGACACGTAGGGATGATAAGAAGACTAGCACAAAGAAAAAGACTAGTACTAAGACTATGGTGGATAGCTTTAAGAAGTCTAATGTATCAGCTAACAAGAATAAAAAGGCAGGTGTAGATTCAGCTAAAGGCGATAACAAAAAAGTTAAGAATTTTAAAAAGAATACTAATCCTAAACTAGACTCTAAGGGTAACTACAAAGGTACTAATATAAAACCTACTAAGTTGCAATTAGATAGGATGAATAAAAGAAGAGCTAAAAAAGGTTCTACATAAGAATGACATACCAAAGAAACTATAAAAAAGAGTATGCTAATTATCATGGTAAGCCTGCACAAATAAAACGTAGAGACAAACGTAATGCTGCAAACAACTTACTGAAAAAGAAAGGTGTTATCAAAAAAGGCGATGGTAGAGATGTTGCTCATAGAAATGGTAATCCTAATGATAATAGACTTAGCAATTTAGCTGTGCAAAAGAAATCTACAAATAGGTCTTTTGCTAGAACTAAAACTGCTAAAAAGAAAAACCCATTTGCGTAAGGAGATTATAAAATGGCATCAAAAGTTAAAGGGGGAGCATCCCCAAAATCAGGAACACTTTCTCTCAAAGAGATGCAAGAGTTTAATAAATTGTATCCTAAAGACAGAAGACTTAGCACAAAAGAATTAAAAGCTATAGCTGACGGACTACGTGAAATAAACTTAAATAAAGGCGGCTCACCAATGAAGAAGAAAACAAAGTACATGGCTAAAGGTGGTTATGGTACACCAACTAAGAAAATGAATGTAAACAAACCTAAAGCTACTAAAATGATGGGTGGTGGTTACGCAATGAAGAAAAAGAAGTAACTATGAAGGGTGTTAAGCATTACCTAAAAGATGGCACTGTGTGGACAGGCAGTATGCACAAGATGAAAGATGGTTCTTTGCATACGGGCAAGACACACACTAAGTCTAGTAAACCCTTATTACATTACGGTGGCTTGAGTAAGACAGCATTAAAGAAGTTGGAAAATGGCAGTAGCAAAAAAATCAAAACGAAAAGCAAAAAGTAAAGTTAATGAAGCTGGTAATTATACTAAACCTGCCTTACGCAAAAGAATATTTAACAGAATAAAAGCCGGTGGCAAAGGTGGTGCTCCGGGTCAATGGTCAGCTAGAAAAGCTCAGATGTTAGCAAAAGCATACAAAGCAGCAGGTGGAGGATATCGTGGATAACGAGAAATGTGAAACCTGTAAATGTTATGAGTGTGACTGCGAAGAATGTACTTGTGATTGTCACGAGGAACAAGAGGTACATGGAGTACCTGTATAGTAAATGATTGAGTTTGTGTTAGTGTTTATGATGGGATTAAGAGTAGTAGACCAAACACAAACCTTTGAAGATTTAAATAGATGCTTGTACTTTGCAGAGAGACTACACAAGCAACCTTCAATACCACAGAAGGAAGGACCTAACTTACAGATAACTGCATATTGTAAACCCATAAGGAAGAGATAATGTTAGCAGAACTCGCAGCAGCAAATGCAGCCTTTGGGGTAATCAAAAGTTTTATATCTAATGGTAAAGAGCTTTCAGGTTGTGCTAAACAAATATCAGATTTCGTTTTTGCAAAAGAAGGCTTAGAAAAAAAAGCCAAACAGAAAAAAGCTAAAGGTGTAGGTGGTTCAGACTTAGAAGAGTTCATGGCTCTTGAGCAGATAAGAGAAAAAGAAGAAGAACTCAAGCAGATGATGATATATCTAGGTAGACCCGGATTGTGGCAAGATTGGCAACAGTTTCAAGCAGAAGCAAGAAAGTCTAGACGTTATCAAGAAAAGATGGCACAGAAACGTCAAGAAGAGATAATGGAATACGTAGGATATAGTATAGGTTTTATTATTATAGTATTCTTTGCAGGATTAGCAGCTTGGTTTGTAGCTAAGTGGACAGGTAGATTATAACACCATGTATAGGCATCTGCACGTTGCAAGAGAATGTCTGCATAGGATGCAATAGAACAATAGAAGAAATTAAGGAAGCGTATGAGAGCACCACAAAAGTCACTAGCAAATTGGACAAAGCAAAAGTGGAGAACTAAGAGTGGTAAACCTAGTACACAAGGGTCAAAAGCTACCGGTGAACGTTATCTACCTGAAGCGGCGATTAAGGCTCTTTCTAACCAAGAATATGCCGCCACTACGGCTGCTAAACGCAAAGCAACTAGAGGAAATAGACAAGTATCTAAACAGCCCAAAAAGATTGCTACAAAAACGGCGAGATTTAGATGAGAAAAGACAAATTATATCTGACACTCGCAAAGCCATTTCTGAGGATAGGAAATTATCTAATGAACAAGCACGTGAAGGCTCTAAGAGAAAAACAACTAAAAGACGGTTATAGGAGATTGTAATGGACAACATGATATTAGATGCATGGAATGAACTTAGTTACGTAGAAGGTGTTCTATTTACCGTGTGGTTATTTATTTTATACTATGGCAAGTGTTGGATTGACACCAAATTTAAACAAAAGGAATGTACATGTTTACGGCGTTAATAGGACCTATAGCAAACTTAGCTAGTTCTTGGATGGACAGTAAAGTTGAGAAGGTCAAAGCAGATGGACAGGCTAAAGTAGCACAAGCTAAAGCTAAAGCAGTTGTGGCAGAGAAAGTAGCAACAGGTGAAGTTGAATGGGAAAAGACAATGGCAGATGCAACAGATGGAAGTTGGAAAGACGAATTTGCCTTGATTGTTTTGTTATTACCTGCTATACTAGTGTTCATCCCTAGTATGACAGAATATGTAAGAGTAGGCTTTGAAGTACTAAACACATTACCTGAGTGGTATCAGTATCTTTTATTTATAGCCATTAGTGCATCATTTGGAATTAAAGGTGCAGGACAAGCAATGAAAATAATGGGGAAGAAATAATGGCTACAAAAACAAAGAAACCTGCAGCTAAAAAGACAGCAGTAGTTAAAGCACATAGAGGAATGGCTCACGTACCAAGAGGTAGACGAAGACCACTAAACCCAAGACAAAGACCACAGGTAGAACCTCGTAGAAGAGGTGACGATAGACCTCGTGCTCCGGGTATAGATAGACCACAAATGCCAAGGGGAAGAAACCCACGTATAATGACACCTGCTATGAGACGTAGGTTAATGGAAATGAGAAGAAGAGCACAGCAAAGAAGACAATTACCACCTTTGCAGGGAAGAAAACCAACAGCAACTGAGGTTGCACAACTAAAGGCTGCTAGAGATAGATTTAATAAAATGCAGCAAGAAGCCAATAGAAGTATGAAAGCTAATGTATTTGGTAGGGGAAGAAAACCTATACAGGCTACACAAACACCTAAAGTAGCTACACCTAGAAAAAGACCTACAGGTACACCAAGAGGACCCCAAGTATCACCTAGAAAAAGAAACTTTAGATTTAGAGGAAGAACATAAAAAAAATGAACTTAATAAAACTACAAGATGAGATAGCAAATGATGAAGGTATAATGTACGAAACATATCATTGTTCACTTGGACATCTAACCGGGGGAATTGGACACCTTATCACTGAATGGGATGAAGAATTTTATGAAAAGCCTATAGGAACTAAAGTACCTAATGAACAAGTTAATGATTGGTTTGAGAAAGATATAAAAGTTACAATAAATGACTGCAAAATTATATTTGATAACTTTGACAATCTACCAGAAGAAGCACAGCTAGTAATTGCAAATATGTGTTTTCAATTAGGCAGACCTAGATTATCTAAATTTAAGAATTTTATTGCTGCAGTTAAGGATGAAGATTGGCAACGTGCAGGCGATGAGATGCAAGACAGTAGATGGTATAAGCAAACAACCAATAGAGCAGATAGACTTATAGCACGTATTACTAAATTAGGAGTACCAATGTAATGTCAGCATCAGATAACAAAATGATTACTGCTTTATCTAAGATGTACCCAAAGCTTAGTAAGGCTCAAATAACATCTTTTGTAAAAAAGAAGAAAAAGCCTATTACTATAGCTAGTGTTACAAAAGTTAAGATAGGCATAGTACCCGTAAAGAAAAAAACAAAGAAGAAGAAATCATAATGGCAAAAGAATTAACAGAAAAGCAACAGAAGTTTTTAGACGTACTGTTTGATGAGGCAAACGGGGATGTTACACAGGCGAAGCTACTCGCAGGCTATGCACCTACCAGTTCTACGTCAGACATAGTCAGAGGCATCAAGGAAGAGGTTCTAGAGGCTACTCAAATGTTCATGGCACGTAATGCTCCACGAGCAGCTGTTGCAATGGTTAGTGGAATCAACGACCCTACAGAGTTAGGCATGAGAGAGAAGATGACTGCAGCAAAAGAACTACTTGATAGAACAGGCTTAGTGAAGACAGAGAAGATGCAAGTAGAGTCTACGGGTGGTGTGATGCTTATGCCAGTCAAGAATGTACAAGCAGAAGATGAATAGTAGAAGTATAGGAACTTGGGAATTACCCCAACCAACAGATTTAAAAGAAGATGATGAGTGGATTAAAATACCACGTATAGCTAGAACAGTACCTTTTGGTTACATACAAGATGAACAAGACCCTGAGACACTTAATCCTATAAAAGACGAACTAGATAAATTAGAAATGGCTAGAAAATATGTGAAGCAGTATTCCTATCGCCAAGTAGCTAATTGGCTATCAAAGCAAACAGATAGATATATTTCACACGTAGGACTAAGAAAAAGGTTACAGAATGAAAAAAGACGTAAGAACCAAGCTAGAAGCCTACGCAAGTGGGCAGAGTATGCAGAAGCGGCGATCTCCAAGGCGAAAGAAATTGAGCAAGAAAGAACCGGTGCAAAAGCCTACTCTTGAGTCTAAAGTCCAAGAAGTTGAACGTATAACAGAAATACCTATTGAGCAGAAGCACAATATTATTTTTAAACCCAACGAAGGACCTCAGACAGAGTTTTTAGCAGCTGGTGAAAGAGAAGTACTATATGGTGGTTCAGCAGGTGGTGGCAAGAGTTATGCCATGTTAGCAGACCCATTGAGATATATGAGTCACCCATCATTTAGTGGACTACTACTAAGACACACAACAGAAGAATTAAGAGAGTTGATATTTAAGTCTCAGGAAATATATCCAAAGATTATTCCGGGAATTAAATGGTCAGAAAGAAAGATGCAGTGGGTTGCACCGTCAGGTGCTAGGTTGTGGATGTCTTATTTGGATAGAGATGACGATGTACTAAGGTATCAAGGTTTAGCATTTAGTTGGATAGGCTTTGATGAGTTAACACAGTGGGCAACACCATACGCATGGAACTATATGCGTTCTAGATTGAGGTCAGTAGCAAAAGACTTACCAATATTTATGAGAGCAACAACAAATCCGGGAGGCAGGGGTCATCACTGGGTTAAAAAAATGTTTATTGACCCAGCCCCATACGGAAACTCATTTGATGCTACAGACATTGAAACAACAGAAGTCCTTAAATATCCGGCAGGACATGAAAAGGCTGGAAAATCATTATTCAAAAGGAGATTTATCCCTGCACGATTATCAGACAATCCTTATCTTGCAGAGCAAGGGGATTACGAAGCCATGCTCTTATCATTACCTGAACAGCAACGAAGGCAATTATTGGATGGCGATTGGGATATTAAGGAAGGTGCTGCTTTTACTGAGTTTGATAGGAATGTGCACGTTATTGAGCCTTATGATGTACCACATAATTGGGTTAAGTTTAGAGCTTGTGATTACGGTTATGGTAGTAAGTCTGGTGTCCTTTGGTTTGCTGTGTCACCATCTGAACAACTTATTGTCTACAGAGAATTATACGTTAGCAAAGTCCTTGCCACAGATTTGGCAGATATGATATTGGATTTAGAAGACGGAGATGGTGGTATAAGATATGGAGTATTAGATAGCTCCTTATGGCACAAGCGAGGAGACACAGGTCCTTCCCTAGCAGAACAAATGATTATGCGAGGCTGTCGTTGGAGACCATCAGATAGAAGTAAAGGTAGTCGTGTAGCAGGTAAGAACGAGATACACAGACGTTTACAGATAGATGAGTTTACAGAAGAACCAAGACTAGTATTTTTTAACACATGTAGTAACACTACAGCACAATTACCGTCTATTCCACTAGATAAGAAAAACCCAGAGGATGTAGATACTTTAGCTGAAGACCACTTGTATGATGCATTAAGATATGGTATAATGTCAAGACCAAGATTTAGCTTATTTGATTACGACCCAAGAGGTGTACCAACACACTCTATGCCGGTAGCAGATGCTACATTTGGATATTAAGGATACAATATGGATGAAAATGATGAAGTACTAGTAGATAGCGAAGCTATATCTCTAGAAGATTCTAAAGACACTACTGTTACAGATGTTAATACTACTAACATAATACCTTTTGTGATGGAGAGATATCATCGTGCAGACGATTATAGAGAACAAGATGAGCAGAGATGGTTAAGAGCTTATAGAAACTATAGGGGTTTATATGGTTCAGACGTTCAGTTTACAGAAGCTGAAAAATCTCGTGTGTTTATTAAAGTAACTAAAACCAAAACATTAGCAGCCTATGGACAGATTGTTGATGTTTTATTTGCTAACAACAGATTTCCGTTGAGTGTAGACCCAACAGAATTACCAGAAGGAGTAGCTAAAGATGTTAGTTTTGATCCTAAAGAGCCTCAAGAGTTGCGTGGAAGCACTAGTTTATCATCCTCACCTTATGGGTTTAAAGGAGATGGTAAAGAATTGCCTAAAGGTGCAACTGCCAAGAGTTTGCAAGACATGCTTGGTCCTCTACAAGAAAAGCTTAAAGATGTTGATAACCTTAAAGAAGAAGTTGGCAAAACTCCTTCGGCTATAACATTTAGTCCTGCATTAATTGCAGCTAAAAACATGGAAAAGAAAATACACGATCAACTAGAAGAATCAGGTGCAAGTAAACATTTACGTAGTACAGCATTTGAAATGGCTTTGTTTGGTACAGGTGTAATGAAAGGTCCTTTTGCTATAGACAAAGAGTATCCTAATTGGGATGAAGAAGGTGAATATGATCCTACATTAAAAACTGTACCTCAAGTATCTCATGTATCTGTTTGGAACTTTTATCCAGATCCTGATGCAAACAATATGGATGAAGCACAGTTTGTGATTGAGAGACATAAAATGTCACGTTCTCAACTACGAGCATTAAAGAAGAGACCTCACTTTAGAAGTGAAGTTATTGAAGCTGCTATAGCAGAAGGTGAGAACTATACAAAAGAATCTTGGGAAGATGATTTATCTGACTACGCACCTGAACATGGGGTAGAGAGATTTGAAGTTCTTGAGTATTGGGGTATGTGTGATACTGAAATGTTACTAGATCAGAATGTAGATATACCTAAAGAATTAGAAAGTTTAGATGAGTTGCAAGTTAATGTGTGGATATGCAATGGTAAATTAATAAGAATGGTTCTTAATCCTTTCAAACCATCAAAAATTCCATACATGGCTGCACCATATGAATTGAATCCTTATTCATTCTTTGGTGTAGGTATAGCTGAAAACATGGATGATACACAGACACTTATGAATGGTTTTATGAGAATGTCTGTAGACAATGCTGTGTTATCAGGTAATCTACTTATAGAAGTAGACGAAACTAACCTAGTTCCCGGACAAGACTTATCAGTGTATCCGGGCAAAGTGTTTAGAAGACAAGGTGGTGCTCCGGGTCAAGCAATCTTTGGCACGAAGTTTCCTAATGTCTCGCAAGAGAACTTACAATTATTTGACAAGGCTAGGCAGCTTGCAGATGAAAGCACAGGACTACCTTCATTCTCTCATGGGCAGACAGGTGTATCAGGTGTAGGTAGAACTGCTAGTGGTATATCCATGCTAATGAATGCAGCAAGTGGTAGTATTAAAACTGTTATTAAGAATGTAGATGATTATTTACTTAAACCTTTAGGCGAAGGATTGTTTAGATTTAATATGCAGTTTGACTTTGATAAAAGCCTAAAGGGCGATTTAGAGGTTAAGGCTAGAGGTACGGAAAGCTTAATGGCTAATGAAGTACGTAGTCAAAGACTTATGCAGTTCTTACAAGTTGCCTCTAATCCAGCTCTTGCACCTTTTGCTAAATTCCAATATGTTATTAGGGAGATTGCAAAATCAATGGACTTAGACCCTGATAAGGTTACAAATAATATGGATGAGGCTGCATTACAAGCAGAACTTATGAAACAATTCCAAGGACCCCCCGCCAATCAGCAACAGAAACCACCCGCAGGTGCAAATCCTATGGACCCAACAGGAGCAGGTGGAGGAACTATTGGAACTGGAGTAGCACCAACTCCGGGAGAACAAGGATTTACAGGAACACCTCAAGATGGACAACAACAAGCAGCAAATACTCAGCAACCTCAAGCCGATGGTCAGCAACCTCAAGCTACTGAACAGCTTCAATGATTACGTTGAGTATCTAATAAGTCAGCAACATAAGTTGTTAGAACAAACAGACGATACTATTATAATGCATAGAGCACAAGGTGCTGTTACATTATTACGCAGACTAAAGAAACTAAGGGATGAAGTAAACTCAAACAATGGCTGATTTACTTGATATACGAGATAACGTAAAGGAACAATAATATGGCAGACATGATACCTATGGGAAAACTTTTAGAGGCAGCTCAAAAAGAATATCCTACTTTAGATAAGGAAGAGTTGACTGCTTTAATAGGATTGCAAATAGAGGCTAGACAACAACAGCTTAAAAATGAAATGAAAAAAATAAAAATGAATAGAGGTGGTTCGTCTAAAGAAAAAGATAAAGATATTGAAAAAGATGCAATGCCAAAATCAAAACCTGATGTCGTAAATAAAGACATAATGGATATGGTAGATTTTAAAAACTACGAAAAAGAAAAAGGTGAGTTACATCCAAACGACCCAAGAGCAGGGGATAATATGGATACAGGTAAAGCTTTTTATGAAGAAGGCGATAAAACTTTAGAAAGTGAAATACAAAGACTTATTAATTTAGCCAAAGAAAGAAAAAAGTTTCTAGGTAAAGAAGTAAATGCTGCTAAAGGTGGTTCTATGTCCAAACAAATGGAAATGTTTGAAGAAGGTGGTCTCAAAGATGAAGGTGGTTCAGTAGACCCTGTATCTGGTAATGATGTACCAATAGGTTCAACAAAAGAAGAAGTTAGAGATGACATACCAGCACAATTAAGTGAGGGAGAATTTGTATTTCCTGCTGATGTAGTTAGATACATAGGCTTACAAAATCTAATGCAGATGAGACAACAAGCTAAGATGGGTCTCAAGGAAATGGAAAATATGGGTCAGATGGGTAATAGTGAAGAGGCTACAATGCCAGATGATTTACCTTTTGACATAAATGATATTGACATAGATGAAAATGAAGAGTATAATAGTGAAGACATGGAAATGGCTCAAGGTGGAGTGGTGTATGCTGCTAACGGTTTTGCAGGTCAAGCACCTAAAGGTGGCTATAGCTATAAAACACCAACAGTACCAGAAGTAGATAGAAAATTAAATTTTAAAAATTTAATTGGTGTGGACAAAGGTGACGCTGCAGCCGCAGCAGATGAATACAAAACTTATATAAATGAAGCAGGTGCTGAAATACAAGTACCATTTAGAGATGGTAAAATTTTAGTAGGATATAATGTTCCTGAAGGTTATATGCTTAAAACGGAAAAGGCAGATAAACCTCTAAGTCAAAGTAAGACAGTTCAGTCTACAAGAGTACAAAGCACTAGTGATGATGGTGGAGATGATACAGGAGTAGCTGACTTAGGTGGTGCTAGAACAACTATAGGTGGCGTAGATTATGCTGTATCCTATAATTTTGATGGTACAGTTTCTTTAGCTTCCGTAGATGATTATAAGACAACAGGTAAAGCTAATTTTAACAAAGTTAGTCCTGCATTAGCTGAACAAATTAAAACACAAGCTGTAGGTCAAGTGGCTGAAATAGCTAAAGCTGTAGGAATGAAAACTGCTGTTGTAGCCGAGGTTGCTAAAAAGTTTGGAGTTGATCTTCCGGGTGTTAAAAAACTAGAAACTGCTATAACAAAAGCTAAAAATGTACAAAAAGACTTTGACAGAGGATTTAAACCAGAAGAGATGTTTGACATGGGTAGATCATATTTAGATGACAAAGATAAAGGTTTTGCAGATAGATCAAAAGAAGACAAACTAGGATTTGAAGGTTTGGGTGAAAAAGATATGAGGTCAATACAAGGTGGATTACAATTTGGTAAAGGTGATCAAATAAACCAAGGCTTAGATGATGATTTTGTAGACAGTCTAGGTGACATTGACAAAGGCATATCAGAGGATGCATTTACGTCTACAGCACCTGATACAAGTAATGTTGTAGGTACAACTCAGCCCGGTGATCAGTTTCAATCTACTTCTGATAACTCATCGTATGATAGCAGTCAAGATGATAGCTATTCAGATTCAGGCTATTCTGACAGCATAGACACCGGTGGTTTCAACATAGGTGGACTTGCAGGTAAAAAGAAACAAAAGATTAAAGTTAAGAAGATGAAGCGAGGTGGATTAGCTTCACGTTAATAATCCACAATTAGAACTAGCTTACTTAACCCCCAATAAGGCTACGTTAACCCTAGGAGAAAAAAATGGCTGAATTAGCTAAAGATATAATGGTGAAAGAGAACACACCTAAAAAAACAATGTTTGTAAATAGACCTTATTCTCAAGAAGAGAGATTAAAGAAAGATGAAGAAGAACTTGCGAGGCTCGTTGAAGAGCAAAAAGGTGAAGGCAAGACTGACGAAGAGGAAGTTGAGAGTGAAGCAGAACCGACTTCTGCTGAAGAGAAAACTTTTAAGAAGAGATACGGAGATTTACGCAGACATACCCAAGAAAAAGAACAGCAATTTCAAAAGCAGTTAAATGATTTAAAAAGTCAATTAGATTCTGCTACTAAGAAAGAAATGAAATTGCCAAAGTCAGACGAGGATATAGAAGCATGGGCAACAGAATATCCTGATGTGGCAAAGATTGTAGAAACAATAGCTATGAAAAAAGCTATGGAGCAGTCTAAGGCTTTAGAAGAACGTGTTAAGGTCATAGACGAAATGCAGTTAAGTGCTGTAAAAGATAAAGCTGAAGCACAGTTATTAAATCTACATCCTGATTTTAATGAAATAAGAGAAAGTGATGACTTTCATAGTTGGGCAGACGAACAGCCTAAATGGGTACAAGATGCACTATATGAGAATGACAATGATGCAAGATCAGCAGCAAGAGCTATTGACCTCTACAAAGGAGATAGAGGTATTAGCAAGACAAATAAGACAAAGAGTGATAAGAGTGCTGCTAAAGCAGTTAGTACGCAAGGCACGAGAACAAACATTGATGCTACAGGGAACTCTAACAAAATTCGTGAGTCCACTGTGCAGAAGATGAGTGCTAAAGAGTATGAAAAGAAATCAGAACAGATAATGGAAGCCATCCGTAGTGGTGACTTTATTTATGATATCTCTGGTAATGCTAGATAAAAGCTTGACAAAGTTTTTTTTCTATGTATAACTATAGATAACTAGAGGTGTAGTACAACCCCTTTTTGGATACTTGTGCTACGTCTAACCCCACTTTACTAGATTACCCAATTATGTGAGCCTACAGAAGATTAGCTATCTAACGTACAACCTCAACGCATGAATGGTCCTTATAAAGTAAAACGACTAAAACTATATAGTACACACTATTGTGTACATTTGCTAAATGTTTAAGGAGATTTAAAATGGCATTTGGAAGCGCAGCTGGTTATGGCAACCTTCCTAACGGTAATTTTAGTCCTATTATTTACAGCAAACAGGTGCAACTTGCTTTCCGTAAGTCATCTATTGTTGATGCAATCACTAATAATGATTATTTTGGTGAAATTGCAAATATGGGCGATTCCGTTAAGGTTATTAAAGAACCAGAAATAACAGTTAAGGCATATTCTCGAGGAACTACAATAACTCCTCAAGACCTTGACGATGAAGAATTTTCACTTAATATTGACAAAGCTAATTACTTTGCATTTAAAGTGGATGATATTGAAGAGGCTCACTCTCACGTTAACTTTCAACAGTTAGCATCAGATAGAGCAGCTTATAGACTAGCCGACCAATTTGACCAAGATGTACTTGGTTATATGTCAGGTTACAAGCAATCAACTATACATGGTGCCGCAGACACAGCTAATACAACTACTAATGGTAGTGTAGCTGTTTCAACAGCCGGTTCTGACGAACTCTTATCTTCAATGAAAATTGATGCTGCGGATTTTGGTGGTTCTGCTGGAGATGCTGTGGCTATCTTACCAAGAACAGGTGGAGCTACTACTGCTGCTCCTGCTAATGGAGATAGAAACCCATTGACAGTGATTGCTAGAATGTCAAGACTACTAGACCAACAGAATGTTGATACTAACGGAAGATGGTTAGTGTTAGACCCTGTATTTATTGAAGTACTAAAGGATGAGGACACAAGATTGTTTGATGCAGACTTTGGTGGTTCAGGACTACAGAATGGTTTAGTTCTTAATAATCTACACGGATTTAAAGTGTATCAGTCAAATAACCTTCCAAGTTTAGGAACAGGACCTTCTACTACAGGTACTAATAGTTCTACAAACTTTGGTGTTATTGTTGCTGGTCACTCTTCATCTATAGCTACTGCTGAGCAAATCAACAAGACAGAGACTTATAGAGACCCTGATTCTTTTGCTGATATTGTTCGTGGTATGCATTTATATGGTAGAAAGATTCTTCGCCCTGAAGCAATCTGTACTGCCGCTTATCACTTAGCGTAAAGGGAGAGTAATTAATGGCTACAATTACAAGTTTATTATTACCTGCCCACGGTAATAGCTCAAGAGGTAGAGCACCTTATCAAATACAAAAAACTATTGACCTTACTGCACAAGCAATTGATTGTTCATCAGGTGACGTAGTTCAATGTTTGACAATCCCTGCAAATACTAAAATAATTGCAGCAGGTTTTCAAGTTGTTGAGAGTGCTACTATGAATACAGGTACTAATGCTACTGCAACTTTAGGAGCAGCAGATGCAGATGAATATGTAACTGCATTTGACATTGACGGTGCTGCAGACTTGGCTTATGCTCCAAGTGTAACAGTATCAGCAGATGTTGTTCTTGCTACAGCAGATACACTTGACCTTACTTTTGCAGGAGATGGTGCAACCTTCTCAGCAGGTAAGATAAGAGTATACGCAGTACTAGCCGATGTCAGTGACATGGGTGGTGACGGTTTCAATGCCAACGAAGTTGACAGAGACACCTTAGCTTAAATCATATATAAGGGAGCAGGGCAACTTGCTCTCTTATCTTTATAGGAATTATTATGGCAGAAACTTACCTAACACTAACAAATAAAGTAATAGCAAGGTTGAATGAGGTTGCATTAACTTCAACGACCTTTTCTAGTGCTAGGGGTATACAAGTTCAATGCCAAAACGCAATTAATGAATCTATACGTTTTATTAATCAGCGAGAATTTAATTATCCATTTAATCATAACACTGCTACTCAAACACTAACAGCAGGTGTGGTTAGATATAGTTTACCCACTTCTACTAAGACAGTAGATTACAATACATTTAGAATAGTAAAAGACAGTTCTTTAGGTAATGGTGGCTATAAATTAGGACTACTTGATTACAATGATTATATAAATAGAGTTATAAATCAAGAAGATGAAATATATACTACTACAACGAGTACAACACATACAGATAGTGTTACAACTATAACTGTAGCAAGTACTACAGGATTTGATAGTGCAGGTACAATAGTCATAGGTAATGAAACAATTACTTATACAGGAGTAACTAGTACTACATTTACAGGTTGTACAAGAGGTGCAGGTAGCACAACAGCTGCTTCAATAGCTAGTGGTGTCACAGTAGCACAGTTTGACAGAGGTGGTGTTCCTGAATATGTAGTGAGAACACCTGATAATAATTATCTTTTGTATCCATATCCTAATAAGTCATACGCAATAAAGTTTGATTATTATACATTTCCAAGTGACTTATCAGCACATGGAGACACAACAACTATACCTGATAGATTTGCACCTGTAATAATAGATGGTGCTACAGCATTTGTATATCAGTATAGAGGTGAGACACAACAGTATCAACTTAATATGCAAAGATTTGAACAAGGCATTAAGAATATGCAAACATTACTTGTCAACAAGTTTTCATATTTACGTTCAACATTCATACCTAGGACTGGAGTTTACAATTCCGGTGGTGTAGATATTAGGTCTGTATAATGGCAGATGAGTCACAAACAACCCCATCAGCATTTAACTGTGAGGGTGGCTTAGTATTAAACAAATCTACCTTTATGATGCAACCGGGTGAAGCATTAGAGTTGAGAAACTTTGAACCTGCTGTTGATGGTGGTTACAGAAGAATAAATGGTTATTCAAAGTATGTGTCAGCAGTTGTACCTTTTACAGCTAGTTCTAGTGAAAAGGTACTTATGGTGGCAACCTTTGGTGACGTAGTATTAGCAGCTAGAGGTACTAGCATATATAGTGCAACTCCGGGTGGTTCATCGTGGACTAGCAGAAATAGTGGCAGAACAGGTGCAGGTAAGTATAACTTTGAACGGTTTAACTTTGATGGCACAGATAAAATAATAGTAGTTGATGGTGCAAATGCACCTACTGTATTTAACTCTAGTTTAGCTGCAACAGACATTGCTGTAGATACTGTGGGTACAGGACAATCTACATCTTTACTTGTAGCTATTGCTTCAGGTGATACTTTATCAGGTAGTGAAAGTCATACCATTACAGTTCCTGATACATCTCAATTTAATAGTTCAGGTTCTTTACTTATAGGTAATGAACTATTTACATATGCTAGTAAAACAGCTACAACATTTAAAGAAGTAACAAGAGCAACATCAAGCAGTGTTGCCGCAGACCATTCAGTTGGTGCTTTTGTTGCAGACCAATTTCCCCCTGCTGTAGCAGGTGCTAAATATGTTGCTGCTTTTAAAAACCATATGTTTTATGCAGGTATGAGTGCAAACAAACAAGAAGTTGTATTTAGTTCGCCATTTCAAGAAGGTTCTCTTAAAGTATCTATTGGAGCAGGTAGTTTTAAAGTTGATGATGAAATAACTGGAATTAAAGTTTTCCGTGATAACTTATTTATATTTTGTGAAACTAGAATATTTAAACTGTCAGGTAGTTCAGAAGCTAACTTTGCAGTATCAGATGTGACAAGAGACATAGGCTGTATCAACGGTGATACAATTCAAGAATTTGCAGGTGACTTAATATTCTTAGGTCCTGATGGATTAAGAACAGTTGCTGGTACTGCAAGAATTGGTGACGTTGAATTGGGTACTATAAGTTCTAACGTGCAGTCTATCTTTAATGATAACATAGCTAATGCTACAGAGTTTGAGTCAGTAGTTATAACTGACAAGACACAATACAGAATATTCTTTACTAAATCAAGTGTTGGAGAAAATCAAACTAAAGGTATTATATGTGTGCTCAAAGGACAAAAGTTTGAGTTTTCTGAAATAGTAGGCATAAGACCTGCGTGTACAGACAGCTTTGTATCAGAAGGTAATGTATTAGTTTTACATGGTGCTTATCAAACAGGGTATATATACAGACAAGAATCTGGCAATACTTTTGATGGTACTAGTATATTAGGTCGTTATAGAAGTCCTGACTTAACATTTAATGACCCCGGAATACGTAAGCATATGCAAAGAATTATTGTTAACTTTAACCCTGAAGCAGCTGTAGATGCTGATTTGTTTGTTAGGTATGATTATGAAGATAAAGATTCGCCAAGACCTTCAGCCTATCCCTTAGACTCTACAGATGTTGTTGCTATATATGGTACGTCTGTTTATGGAGTACCTACATATGGTGGTACAACACAACCTTTAGTTAGACAGGCAGTAGAAGGTTCAGGATTTGCTGTAGCATTAAGAGTGAATGATGGTGGTACAACTGCACCCTATTCACTTAAAGGTTTTCAGTTAGAATATCAGTTAGGAGCTAGACGTTAAATGGCAGGATATACAAGACAAAAAACGTACACGGATGGTGACGTTATACAAGCAGCCCACACTAATGAGGAGTTTGACCAGTTAGTTGCTGCTTTTGCCGCAAGTACAGGACACGCTCACGATGGTAGTACAGGTAGTGGTGGTCCTATTGCTGGACTATTAAACAATACACTTACTTTTGGTGTTGTAGGTACTACAGCAGATACAGTTATTACATTTACTAGTAGTAGTAACACAGGTCAATTAGCATGGGATGTGTCAGCCGATAACTTTGAATTTAGAGATGATGTACTACTTAAAACTACTCAAAAACTTTATTTCAATGATACAGGTACTTATATATTCAGTAATGCAGACGGTGACTTAGACTTAGTATCTGATGGCACAAGTGCTGATTCAATTAAACTAGCTAGTGCTGGTGGTGTTACTTTAGATGTTGCAGGAGATATAACTCTAGATGCAGACGGTGGTGATGTTGTCTTAAAAGATGATGGAACACAGTTTGGTTCACTTACTAATACATCAGGTAATCTTATACTTAAATCAGGCAGTACAACTGCTCTAACATTTAGTGGTGCTAATGCAACTTTTGCAGGAACAGTAACTATAGGTTCTGCTGAAATATCAGAAGCTGAACTAGAGATACTAGATGGTGCTACGGTTACGACTGATGAATTAAATTACAATGACACAGGTGCATCTGTAGGTACAGTTGTTGCAAGTAAAACAGTTACAGTAGATGCAAACAAAGATGTATCTTCATTTAGAAACATAACTCTTTCAGGTGAGTTAGATGCAGGGTCACTAGACGTTAGTGGTGATGCAGACATTGATGGTACACTAGAAGCTGATGCTATTACAGTTAATGGTACAGCTTTAGCTACAGTGATAGCAGGAACAACAGTTACAACAGCAACAAATGCGAATCATGTTAGTGTTGCTGATAATGAAAATACAAATGAAGAAAACTTAATACCCTTTATAGAAGATGCTTCTGCAACAGGTAATGTCGGTTTAGAATCTGATGGAGACTTTTCTTACAATCCAAGTACAGGTACAGTTACTGCTACTATATTTAAAGGTAACGTAGATGCTGTAGATGGTGACTTTGATGGAACACTAGAAGCAGATGCTATAACAGTTGGTGGAGTAGCTTTATCTGAAGTTATATCTGATACAGCAGGAGCTATGTTTTCAAGTAATACTGAATCAGGTGTTACTGTTACATATCAAGATGATGACAATACAATAGACGTTGCGATAGATGCAGCACAGACAGGTATTACATCTTTACTTGCAACAGATATAAAGATTGGTGAAGACAACGAAACAAAGATAGACTTTGAAACAGCCGATGAGATACACTTCTATGCCGCTAATGCTGAACAAGTATATGTAGCTGATGGCATCTTTGGTCCTCAAACAGATAGTGATGTAGACTTAGGTACAACAGGTGTACGTTGGAAAGATGCTTATATAGATACCATTACTACCACAGGTGCAATAACCGTAGGTGGTGATTTAACAGTCAATGGTACTACCACTACCGTGAACAGTACAACAGTCACTATAGATGACCCTATCTTCACTCTAGGGGGTGATTCTGCTCCGGGTTCAGATGACAACAAAGATAGAGGTATTGAGTTTAGATATCACAACGGTTCTGCGGCTAAAGTAGGTTTCTTTGGATTTGATGACAGTGCAGGTAAGTTTACATTTATACCTGATGCATCTAATTCTTCTGAAGTATTTAGTGGTACAGCAGGTACAATAGTAGCTAACCTTGAAGGTGCAGTCACAGGTAACGTAACAGGTAACGTGAGTGGTACAGCTGCTACAGTTACAGGTGCGGCTCAATCTAACATAACATCATTAGGCACACTAACTACATTAACAGTTGACAATGTAATAGTTAATGGCACAACAATAGGTCATACAGATGATACAGACCTAATGACACTAGCCGATGGTGTTGTTACAGTAGCAGGTGAAGTCTCTATGACTACACTTGATATAGGTGGTACTAATGTAGGTTCTACTGCAGAAGAATTAAACTTACTAGATGGTTCAGCTAAATCTACATCGTCTATTACAATAGCTGATGCAGATGCCTTCATAGTAATAGATGGAACAACCACAAAGCAGATACCTGCTTCTGACTTAAAAACGTATGCTTCAGGAGCTTCAGCAAGTAAAGGCTTTGCTACAGCTATGGCAATAGCATTATAATCAGATTTTACTTGACAAAATAAGCAATACCGAGTATAATTATATAAAAGGAAAAAGAAATGGCACAAGATTTTGAAAGAACCATTACAGCTAACATAGATACTGCTCTTGCAGATATCAGAGCTACATCAAATAGTGATGATGCAATAGTTGGTATAAGGATGGCTAACATACATACCTCACAGATAACAGTAGATGTTGCTATAACTAATGATGGCAATACAGTTCAAGCATACCTAATTAAATATGCACCTATACCTGTAGGTGGTGCATTAGAGTTAATAGATGGTGGTTCAAAAATAATACTACAATCAGGTGATAAACTAAGAGCAAAGTCAAGTGTAACAAATTCACTTGATGTTGTTGTCTCAGCAGTTGATACTATTAGTGAATAGGAGATAGAATGGCATACTTAGGAAATGACGTACCTGCTAACTTCCAATCTCTACCTGCAGTTGTAAGATTCAACGGCACAGGTTCAGAAAACCAATTTGCTTTAGGTAGAACAATATCAAACGTACAATCTATAATTGTATCAGTAGATGGTGTTGTACAAGACAGTTCTAAGTACACTGTACCTGATGGCACAACTCTTACTTTTGGTTCAGGTGATGAACCTTCGGCAGGAACAGGTAATGTCTTCGTATACTTTCTCGGATTAACAGCAGGAAATGTAACACCTGCACCTGAGAATAAAGGTAACTTCAAGAATGGTGGTATGTTCAGAACTAATGCACAAGCCTTAGATACAAACATAACAATACTAGCCACAGAAAATGCAAATGTTACAGGAGACCTTACAGTTAACAGTGGTGTTACATTGACTGTAAATAGTGGTGGAAGGTTGGCAGTATTATGAGTAGCTTAAAAGTAGACACAGTACAAAATAGAAGTGGTGGTGCAGTTACATTAACAAAGCAAGAAGCTCTTAAACATTGGGTAAACTATGATGCTGTAGATGGAGTAACAGATGGAAGTCTCAATCAAAGCACTTTAACTGACCACACAACAGGTGAGTATAGTTCTAATTTTACAAACAATTTTAATTCAGGAACGGACAAATGTCATTTAACATCTGGTCTAAATTCTATTAACGGTGGCGATAGTATTGTTTCTGCCGCAAATAGAGCAGGTGTGCATACAAACATTGGACATATTGCCACTAATGACACAGCAAATGTACTAGCTACGTCACAAGTGCAGTTTGCTGCTGCTATTGGTTCAACTGCTGGTTCTGATGGTGCAGTAGACGATTTAAGTGCTACTTATTGTGCAAGTATAGGAGACCTAGCATGAGTACATTATCAGTAGACGCAATCACAGGTAAGTCTACCTCAACAAACTTAACTATTGGCTCAACACCTGTAGTGAGTGCAAGTGCAAACTCTTTGACTATTAGAGGTGAGGGTAGTAATCAGACAAGCGTTCAACAAGGGTTGGCAAAAGCATGGGTAGGCAGTCTTGACACAAACGCTGCTGAAGAAGATAAATTTAATTTTACAAGTTTTACTGACAACGGAGATGGTGACAATACTTGTAATTTTACAAATAACATGGCTAACA